CCGTGTGCTCGCGCACGCCGTCTAGAGGTGAAAGTTCAGTAGTCATGGATTCCACTTGGATAGAGGACAGTCCGCCTTGGCCAGACGGATTTTGAACGGGATGTAGCACCTGCAGATAGCGCAAAACTTGCTCTGCAGTTGCTGGGGGCAGCTCTGGCAGATGGCTTCACGTGCCTGCTGGGTGGGCAAGGGCGCAAACATCAGCAGACGCCCCACTGCGGCCAGCGACATAGAGAAGTGTCGTTAATTGCTATCATGGGTGTCTGTGCAAGGACAACATTATTACCGTCTAGGAGCTGAGCCACAAAATATTCAGTCCCCTCACCCGTCGATACATCCCCGCTTATACTAAATGAAAGAGTGCCGATATTGTTGGTGATGGTAACGTTAGTGCTACTGCTAACTAATTGAGGCGGACTAACGTCGTCAGCGCTTATAAATGTATAGCCTGTGGCTGCCACGAATTTAAGTTTGAGAACAGTGTTGTCAGTAACGTATGCAATGACGTTCAAAAAATAACCGGTGCCTTCGTTGAGAGTGGTTATTTGGCTGCCGCCGCTTGTAGCTGAAATATGAAGACTTGCCGAGAGTGCAAAAAACGCTTTATGTACGCCATCCTGCTGTACGTACGCCTGCTGAACCGGTTTCCAGAGGCCGGACTGTTTTACGTGGATTGCATTTACTAGCTTCCAGACGCCAGCATCTTTGACATACGTTGCCATGGTTTATACCTTCATGCAGATGTCGCCGTCATTGCCGCCGTAAGGTGCGGCGCTTCCTGTCTGCACTGTCCTGACACCATAGCCGTTGCTATTTGTCGCAATCATTGCGCCGCCGACCGTGCCGGAATCAGCAGTCGTCACGACGCTGTTCATAGGGATGGTCCGCAGGTTTGACACGATGGTGTCAATCTTGATAGTTCCAAAAGACATGGTTCAGCTCAGAGAATGGCCCAGAAGACGCCCGAAGGCACCGTCACTATTTTGCCGTTTGTGATTTCTATGCTCCCCACCGACATGCCGCTTTTGCCGGCAGTCAACGTGTAATCTTCGCTGATCACCTGAGAGAGTTCCGTCACAGGACCGGTACTAGCGCCCCCTCCGCCACCAGCGCCGATCTCCACAATCGAGTCAGTGCCGCCGGCGCTTTTCTTGGTGAACAGCTTGCCGTCGTAGGTATTGACGGCTAGCTCGCCTAGCTCTAGGTCGCCAACCGCGGGCGTTTTGCCTGATACAGCTGAACGGCGAATTTTGATCGTGTTTGCCATGTGGCGGTCCCAGTGCCTATATAGGCGGACCCTTTAGGTTGCCGTGTTTAATACTCGCCGCCGTCAATCGTGCTGCTGGGGCTCAGATAATCCGTGCCGGCCACTGCTGTGCTGATCGCGCCAGTGCCATTGCCCTTGAGCACACCGCTAAGGGTAGTGGCACCGGTGCCGCCATGGGCAACCGCAATCGTGGTGAAGCCGGCGCCTATGGTGCCGCTGGTTAGGGTGCCTACGCTAGTCAGCGAACTGTGGAGGACACCGCTTCCCAGCGTGTTGGTGTCCAACACCTTGGTGCCGTTGATGTAATAGCACTTGGCGCCTGCGAGGTTCAGGTGCTCCGAGCTGGTGAAGGCCTCAGTGGCGTCTACCCAGCTAAATGTCTTGTCAGAGGCTCCCTTAATCGTCAGGCCCGCGCCGTCGGCGGTCGCATTGCTGGGGCTGGCGACGTTGGCTAGCACCACGTTCTTGTCCGCCACCACCACTTCGGTGCTGGAGAGCGTGGTAGTAGTGCCGTTGACCGTGAGGTTGCCGGTGATGACCGCGTTGCCGCCGACATTCAGATTGCTGGTGATCTGAACGCTGTCGGGCAGGCCGATTGTGAACGTTCCTGTGCTGGCGTTGGCGACAACATCCACCTCACCGGCAGTGCCAGACAGCGTGATCGTGCCGCCCAGGCCTGACGTGATGCTGGTGGTGGTTGCTGAGCCGCCTAATGGTGTCGCAACACCATTAATGGTGATGCTGCTGTTCGCCAGTGCGCTGTTGGGTATTGAAGCCAGCGCAATCTGACCTGTTGTGCTGTTGTACGAAAGGCCGGTAGTGGTATCAACGCTCAGGGCGCTGCGGACGCGAGCATTGGTGTAATAAAGGTTTGTGCCCTCGCTGACGCTGCTGGTGGTAAGCCCGGTAACCGTTGCGCCGGCAAGCGCCACTGTGCCCGAGAATGTCTTGTCGCCGCTAATCGTTTGGGCGGTGTCCAGCGTTGTATAGGCACCCGTGCCGCCAATGGCCACGATGCTGGTGGCACTGCCACCCGCCCCGCCGGTGCCTACACCAATGAACAGCTTGTTGCTGTTCTCGCTATACGCCAACTCCGCTTGCGCAAGAGTTGAAGGCGCCGCGGTTGAGGTGCTGCGCTTAATGCGAATCGTGTTGGCCACTGGGCGGCTGGCGTTTAGCCCTAGGTTTCCGCCTTAAAACGCCCCGCCGTCCGTCAGCGTCACCACCGTGTTGATGTCGTCGCCCCTCCACTCCCCCGCAGTGGCGTCGTAGTACAGCACGCTGCGATCGACCTTGTCGGTGGTGTTCACGTCGGTGATGTCGTCGAGTCCGAGGTTGACGCTGGTGACGGGCCCCTGGGGACCAGGCACCACCACTTCGACAACAGCTGTCGCTGGGTTTTCGACAATGACGGTTGTGGATAGCGTGCTCATTTCGGTCCTCTTATGGGGTAGGCGCTGTGTACCCCTCGCTGGGGCGGACGATCCCCTCTAGGTAATACTCGCGGAGACCGCTGGGGTTCACCAGCATCACGTCGTAACGCGCCTCCGCTGGTAGCTCCTCGGTGATCGTGTTGGGCAGCGTCAACGACACCGCCCCAGCTGCTGCATCAATCACGTCAACCTCAAAGTCGCCGTACTTCTCGGTGCGTCCCTTGTCCCACACCTGCGCCAGTACAGCCCAACCGGTCAGGTCGATCTCATCATCTGCGTTGTCCTTGAACACCAGGCTCAACACGAAATCGGCGCGGCGCTGAGGGCGGATGTTGTAGGTGCCCGGATTCATGCGCTTGCCTCCGCTGGGGTCGGGTTGAACTGCAGCGTCAGCCGGAACTGCGTGCGGGGGCCGAGACCCTCCGGCACTCGCAACGGGCTGCAACTTACAACAGCGCTGCTGCTAAACGCATCTAGCACCGTGCGCATCGCGTCTGTCACTTGCTTGTCGTCCCAGCTCACCAGAAACACCGTGTACGTCTCGTAGGCCGGGGCGTCGGTGTACTGCGCCACTGGGATGATGTCCGGTTGGCGCTGGATGATGCATTCCAGGCCATAAACCATTGTGCGGGGAGGGGCTGGTTCGCCCGCGGCACGGACGCTCATGGCGGGCACTGTCGTGCCGTTCGCCAGCGTGTACGTGCCCAGTCGGTCGACCAGCAACGTCTCTAATTGCTCTCGCAGCGTGAGCAGTTCCATGGCTCTAAGTTGCCCGCACCAGCAGGTGGCCCGCAGCGATCCACCCCGCCGCAGCGCCCGTCCGGCGCGGGATCTCAAAGCTGTAGGCGATCAACGGCTTGTCGATGTCACGCAGCAATACTGGGCCGCACATCGCTTCGGTTACGCAAACCAAACCACGGGCGTTTTGCCCCTCCCACGCCGGGGCGACGAGCCACACCGTGCGGTCGTCTGACACCAGCGCACGTAGCGGTGGTGTGGGCTGAGTGTCGTTGGCCGCCTCCAGCGCCTCGCCCCAACACGCATACAGCAAGGGGTGTAAGGCTGCGTCTTGGTGCAGTGAGATCAGGGCCGCGGCCGTGGGTGCATCCAGCTGGGCATCTCTGCGCTCCTGCGGGCGGTAGATGCGGAAGTCCTCCGGCGCAAAGGGCTTGGCCTTGGGGTCGCGGTTCGCATTGCAGAACAGCGCCTGCAACTGCGCCAGCGGTAGTTCGGCGCGGCTAAGCGTGCGGTGCTCGATGCGCTGGGCGTGTTCCCAGCTGCGCAACACCACATGACGTAATTCGCGGTGAAAACTCAGTCGGTCGTATTGGCCGGGGAAGGCGTGGAAGAGGTCGTGCGCGACTTCCGCCCAGTCGGTTTGCTCGGCCCGCCAGATACCGGCTGCGGCTTTCCCAACTCCTCCTCCGTTACCGGTGCGCTTTCGGTGCCCTCGGCGCTTAGCTCCTCCTGGTACAGCGCGTAAATGCCGTCAAACAACGGCTGCAGCATCTTGCGGGTGTCGGTGATGCCCCAGCTGGGGAGGTCAAGCCGGCAGCGCACCAGCGCCGTTACCGCTGCTTCCTTGGTGTAATCGTTTGACGCTGAAAATACCTTGATCACTTCGTCGATGCGGGCGGCATGGCGCAGGCGGATCTCATCGGCGGCGGCCTCCAGCGCAATACCCGAAACGCTGTGTTCAATCACCGTGAACGCTTCCAACAACGTCACCTTCTCCTCCTTAGCGATCGAGTCGGCGATACGGGCAGCGGCCACGAAAGCGTTGGGTTTGTCCACCAGCAACTCGTTGAGCACTACGCTCTCGCCTACCGTCACACCCCCCAGCACCGGGAAACGCAAGATGCCGGCGGCGGCAGTACCAACGTCTCGCGTGGTGGGTGCAGCGGGGGCGGTGATGAAGGGAAGCGCGGTCATGCGCGGGCGGCCTATCTAGGTAGGGTCACACTAGCGCTACTTGTTTGTGGAGGACGCCTTGGCGGTAGCCACCGCCAGGGCGCGTTTCTGCGCTTGGCGGTCGGCAAGCGCGGAGCGGTTGGCGGCACTTCGGCCAATCAACGCACGCAGCAGGCTCTGCGCTTCCTGAGGCTGGGGGGTTGATTTTATCATGTTTTAACTGGGTACATGTACTGGTTATATCCATAGCCGTAGCTAAATCGACGCTTTCTCCATCCGAAGTCTTCCAAAGCAGGGCCGGTGAGGATGGGGATATTCCCCGCGTAGGGCAAATACTGAATCACCTCCGACGCGGGCGTGCCAACCGAAAACCTTTTTCCATACACCTGCCTTGCGCTTGCATATCCCTCGCTCGCAGGCTGCCACACATTTCCTTCCATGACGTATGCCACACCGGTAGAGCTGAAGATGTTCAGGCTGCTGGGGAGGCGCTGGTACGATGTGTAGGACTTGGCGTTTGCCGAGTGCATCACCGTCTTGTACTCAGCAGCAAATACTTGGCGCTGCGGGTCTGCAGCGTCCATGCTCATGAAAAAGTCGTAGTAGAAGTGGCCCGCCTCGTCTGCTGACGCGCCGGGAGTCGTAGAAAGAGGCTCGTTTCGTTGCGTGACCGTCCCAGTCTTGGCGTTGATTTTTGTGTAATGGCCGTACCAGGAGGTAACGTTGGCGACGCCGTAAGGTTCGTTCCAGAAGTAGTAGTCATTCTCGTCGAGGTAGTTCTCGCCGCAAAACTGCTCTTTAGCGGGGAAATGAAACCCCCAGCTGTTGCCTTCGTCGGGGCCGTACAGAGTATGGTTGTATGCGCGGGCTTGGCTTTGATGGCCGGTGAACGAATACGGGGTCGGAATTGCATCCCCCAATACAGCTTTGGCGCTGCCGGCCAACGTCAATGAGTAGGAATCACTCTGAGTAACTGGGCGGCCGATGGAGTTAGAAGCCCATGTGTTTCCGGGCATGTTCTGCCGGTACAGCACCGAAATAAAGATGTACTCGTCCTTGCAGGAGCTGACGGTGAACCATGCGTGGATGCCGCGCAGGGAGGCCCAGTCGTAGGGAAGCGGCGGGGCTTCGTTGTATATGGTGTCTCTGGTGGGATACCCAAAGCCTGGACCTATCCCACCATACTTCGTTCTGAGTACCCAGCGCATACTTGCGATGCAGCGGTTCACGACAAAAGGTGTGATCTCATTGATTTGCTTGTGTGCGCCGCGAGGGCTAATGTCCTGCACAACAGGAGCAATCTGCTTGCTGCCGAGACCTACGTGGTTTGTGATTATTTCCGAGCCGTCCCTCCACATTCCCCCTTCTATGTTCTGCCACGTGTTCAAAAATATATTTTCGATGTCCTCAAAGGTGTTTTCTATGTAGTTGAATCCGGTGTTATAGGCTCTAAAGACCGACACCCTTGGGCGCCGTTGGGCGCTGGGCTCGATGGGAGCAGCTTTGGGGTTGCTGGAGTTTGACGCTTGAGTTGTGGCGGTGACCGACTGAGTCGTTTGCTGCTGCTCCTGCGCACCCTTTCTATTGGTTTGACGCTGGCTCAGCGCATCACGGTTGGCGGCGGCCTGGTCGCGGTTCTTTTGTAAAAGCCCTCCCCAGCTGATCAGCAGCTCAATCAGCAGCTTGCTCATCAGTCGTCCGTGGCGAACGTGATGCGGTACGTGATTGAACCACCGTCCACCAGAATCACGGCTGGGGCTTCAACAATGATCGAGTGCAGGGTGGCGCTGCTGCCGGTGTCGAGCACCACATACACAGTGTCGTAGGTCCAGTTGGCGCCGTTCGCGGTAAAGAGAGCGCTGATTTGCGGCATCTCAAAGCGGGCGTCCGTCGCGTCGTAGGCACCGGTGGCGATGGTTCCGGTCACGTCCGCGTAGCCATTGCCGCTTAGCTTTTTTGCGTCCCAGGCGGATACCGTGCTTAGCGCGGTCAGCCCGGTCGTTCCGTTGTTAGCCAAGCTGATTCGGTACGTCTTACCCTCGTAAGCAGCAGCGGCTACACGTGCTAGCTCGGCTTGGGTGATCGTCGTTGTGATCGCCATAGATACGCCCTAGTGGCCTAGGTTGCCGGGGGTCACTCCACTGGTGCGACTCGGTAGCTGGGCAGGATTGTCCAGGCGGTGCCGTTGATGTTGTTGCTCAAGAACACCCAGCTCTTGTCCGCGGCAGGCGTTGCTGAGGTGGTCGACAATGCGGCGCTGGCGCTGTAGACGTTGAACAGGCCAGTGTTGTCGGGTGAGACGCCCATGCGTACTTCGATTACGGGGAAATTGTCGAAGATGCTGGGCCGTATGAAGGCAATCTCAAACACGCGGTAGCCCGTGCCGGTGTTGGAGGAGCTGATGTTGCCCTCAACTCGGATGCGGAACGTGTTGGTTGTGCTCCTTGTATAAACTTTCTGCATAGAGTCGTCAGCTGTGTTAATGAAGATCTTGTTGAGCGCTGGGTTGCTGGCGCTCATCCCGCTATAGACCAATGAGCTACTACCGAAGGTGATGTAGCCGTTAGGACTGATGAAGCAGGAGGTGTAATCGGTGTTGTTGTAGCGGAATGTGAACGGGAACGTGCCGCTGGCAACGGGCGTGTCGTCGTTGTTGGAATTGAAGATCTGCGTCCAGCCGCTGGGGGTGCTGGTGGTAATCGAGCTGCCGGCAACTGGGGTGGCGTCGCCGGCTTGCAGCGTGAAGCCAGGTGCTTGCGAAGCGCCCAACGCAATGCGGACGGGGATGGTCAGTCCTTGGCGCACATAGGAGGTGACCACATGTAGCTTCGGGACCACCTCAAGCGGCACCGTCAACTCTTGAGGGACGGAGATGAACGTCCGGCTCACCGCCAGCACGCTCTTCATCGGGAATGCGTAGAACTTCTCCTCCATGTACGCAGGAATGACGCTGGCCACTGGGATTTCCCTTGCGGGGACCGCAGCGGTGTTGGTTGGCAGCGCAGTCCAAATCGACGGGTCCGGGGCGGTGGCATCAAAATTGCTGGGGGTTGTGATGCTGTTTGCAGGGCTGGGGGTGGCGTTGGTGGTGACTTCTGGGGCGGGGGGCAGCGCCGTGATGCCGTCTTGCACGGGTGCCCAGGGCTGCGGTGGCGCGTACTGCCCGCCGGTAGCTCCCACCCCACCCAGATACACCAGATCGACGTTGGCAACTATGCCGTTGGCGTCAAAAGACCAGCTCTGTCCGTTGACGAGGTACTGCCCCACCACTACGTCGAAGTTGACGCCGACGGGGTCGCCAGGGTACGGCGGCAACTTGTCTGGGGTCAGCTGCGCCGAAAAGCCGTAACGGTGGCCGTAGGCAATCTTTTGCTGAACGCTGCCGAACGTGCTTGCAATTTGCTCAGCGTTGGACGGCACCGCCTGCCACTGCTCACCTGAGAGGTAAATCTCGTCGTCTGGGGCAAAGGGCAGTGAGTAACTAACGGTGATGCCCACCCCAGCTCCGCCTGTAATAAACGAGATCTTGGCTTCGCTTGCCCTCGGATCCTTGGCGTACTGCTTCGTGTTGCGAGCGGTCGTGGACGGGCGGATTTGGGCGCCAAACTCACGACCGACGTGCGTGGAGATGCTCACACCGACGGGAATCAGCGTCGCTGCGGCCCGTAGCCACGCGAGTGCTGCTTCAGAAGTCTCGATGTCTTCACCCACCCTGGCAAACATCTGTTGACCGTGCTGCGTGTGGCCATACGCCAGTCGGCGGCTTACCATCTGCTTTGTGATGCCCTCCGCCTCGTCTACCTCAAATGTGGTCTCCGTTTGCTCAATCATTACGGGCGCGGTGCCGGGAATTAACAGCCCATCGTCAAATATGTAGGTCGGCAAGTTCAACTTGCCCACCAATGCCATGTCGCTCTCGTAGGTCGATTTGATGATGCGGCTGGGGCTCTGGGCGTAGCCCGGATCTTTAAAAAGATCGGTGCAGCCGCTTCCGGTGGAGTCTTCGGAAGACTCTGGAACGATCACAGCGGAATCGTTATACACAAATTCCTCCACCGTATAGTGATCGTAATAGCCGGCGACACTTTCAGACTCACCGAGACTGCCGATAGTGTCCAGAAACTCCGCAAAAAAGGAGCCGTTGATCTCCTGTGATAACACCCGTTTAGTTTCGTCGCGCCTTATGACGCGGTCATATAGGTCGTACTTGGTGCGTATCGTTGACAGCGGGTAGTACGAGACGGAGTACAGACTGTCGCCGCCGTCGTAGGGGATGAAGACGTACGTTAACTCGCCCTGTTGCTCGTCCAGCTCCCAGTCGCGCTTGTGCCTTTCGTCAGAATCAGGATCAAGGTCTTCTTCGCTCGGTGGCGTGAAGCGGTTGTAGCTGTAGTTGACGATTACGGTCTCCGCTGGCATGTCGCCGGAGCGCATCGGCTGCAGGTCGATCAAATCCTCGGCGATCAGCAGGGCGGTGTCACCACCAACGGTCGCCAAACTGCGGATCTGCAGCCGCTCCTCCGCGTCTAAATAACCCAGCAGTGAATAGCTGTAGAGCAGGTCGCTCAAGATGCTCACATAGCCCGAGCTGAAGTCGAAGCTGTTGACCGCGATCGAGCCGGGGAGCATGTAGGTTAATAGGTTGCCGTCATACGTCAGGCCCAGCTTCTCTAAACACACTTCAGCGATGTACCTAAAACTGAGGTTCAGCGGCACCGACCCAAACACGTCACAGTCGTAAGCGGCGTTCTGCGGGTCTTCGGCAGGATTAGTCTCCTCAGTCTCTCGCAGGTTCTCAAGCATCGTCAACTTGCACCCGACTGAAATAGTCGTCTGCCGGCGGAACGGATCCGCAAAGCTGCTGATTACCCGCAACGCTCGGGGTATCCGGGCGACATAACCGTTGCGCTCATACGCCAACTGCAATGGATCACCGGAGTTGGCGCTGATCAGCCCGGACAGCACAATCTCGCCGCGGGTGCGTACTAGCCCCGTGCCCTGCATGTGGTCATCGCTAAACCCCCCGCTGATGACTGGGCCCAGATCGCAGATGATGTTGGCGCGAATGTCAAGCGTCATAGCTGGATCAGCTGGATCGTCACCGTGTAAATCGTGGTCTTAACGCCGTCGATCAACTCGGCGTCTGCACTGGCGGACGGGGCGCTAGTGGGGAAGTACTCACCCGCAGGAGGAGTGGTCGTGACGATGCCCTCGTACCAGTTCTGTAATGCTGTCCAGTTCGTCGAGTCGCAGGTGCCCTCTACGTCTCGAACGCGGCTGGCGCGGAGGGGACCACTGATGTAATGCTGACCTGTCGCCGTCAACTCCACCTGCGGGTTGTTGGTGTAGGTCTCGGGTGGTTTGGTGAGCGTGAGTACCGCGCTGCCGATTGTGATCGTGCCTAGGTCTGGCTTCAGCGCGTCCTCCTTGTCCTGGTTCTTCTCCTCCTGCGCTATCAGCACCGCCAGGTATTCCGTAGCGTCAACCAGCTCGGCATTGACACTTAAATAAGCCCCCACCTGCTCGGCGCTGGGGGCCGATAGGAACCAGCACGCAATCGATGCCCAGTTCTGGCCCGCGGCGGCAACGCTCAGGTTGATCGTCGTGCCGATCACACGGGTCTTCATCGTGTCCTCATCCGTGATGCGGGCGTTGCGCCAGGTGTTGTACTCACTCAGCAGCGCTGACCACTGGGCGGTGGTACACAGCCCGCTAATGCGCCACTTGCCGGCGGTCAGACCCGCAACGGTCTCCGCCTCGTAGTACCCAAACGGTTGGGCCGTCAGGGTGTTGCAGCTGAAGGAGCCGAGCGTGATTGCCATTACTTGAGTGCGGTGTTTTGATCGACCGTCCAGCTGCCGTCGCCGTTGCTGGTGACGCTGATTTTGATGCTGCGCTCGGCAACGGTGTTCTCCCGCAGGGCGTCGATCAATGCCTGCTGCTGCGCGATGGCAGCTTGCTGCTGCTCCACGTTGCGCACAAATTCCGCTGCCTCAAACAAGCGCTTGGAGCTGGCAACGCCGAGGTTTTGCCGGATCAATCCGCTGGCCTTGCCTCGCGCTACGTCCGCTTGTGCTTGGGCGCGAAGATCTGCTTTGGCGCCAGGGCTTAAGAATTTGTAGCCGCCCTCCAATGTGCTGCGCAGGGCGTCGCGGGCACCCTTCAGTGATTGGGCTGCTTGGCTGGCGCGTTCCGCTAATGCCGCGCCGGCTTCCGCGCCTGCAGCTCGGATCTCCTGCGCCGCGGTCTCCAGCTGGGCGCCGATCTCTTGCTGGCGGGTAGGGTCGCTCTCGCGGGCTAACTGCGCTTGGAGCTGGCGCTCGCGGGTGATCGCTTGCTCCACCTGCAACCGGTTCTGCTCCATAAATGCCTCGCCCTCCGCAGTGCCGGCGCGGGCGGCAAGGGTGCTGTTGCCGGGGTTGGCTGCAAAGTCGGCGCTGGCTAATGCAGCATCGCGGCGGGCGTTTGTCGCTGCAATCTGCTGCGCTATCTGCTGGCGTTTGATCGCCTCCTGTTCCACCGTGCGCATCAGTTCTTTCTGCAGCTGCAGCCGCTCCTCCTCAATCTTGAACAGCTCTTTAGCAGCGGTTTGGTTGGCTTCTAAAACACGAGGATCCGACTTGTCGGTGATGCCTAGATTTTTTAATTCAAGAAGTTTGGCATTGCGAGCGTCAAGCACTTGATTTTTGCGCTCGTCTAGCTGGGCGGTGCGGTTTCCTTGCACCTGAGCGCTGATCAGCCGGAAGCTGTTGGAAAATGCCTTGGCTGATTGCAAGCGAGCATAGGCAAGGTTTTTCTCGATTGCCAGCTCTTCTTTCTTGAGCCCAAGCAAGCGCTCCATTTCGGCAATGCCGGCCTTTCTGCCCTCCGCAACGTCCTCCTCTGAGGGGGGCATAAAGGTGTTGCCACCGCGGCGGCGTTGGGCAGCACGGGTGGCTTTATCTGTTACGTCTCGGACCTGACGGGTTTGCTCAGGGTTTAGGCGGCCGGCAAGGCTTTCAAATCGGGCAGCTGTTCCAATGTTGCTAAGGTCCTTCGCTAATGCACGTAAAAAGTCGCTAAGAGGTCCAGCGACAAAGCTCGCAACACCAGCGGCAGCCTGCGCAAAGCCCCTGTTAAGTTCATCACTGGCACTGCGTAATTCCGCAAACGCCTCCAGGCTGTCCGGGCCGAAACTTGATACCAAGTCTTTCTGGATAACAGCGGCAGCTTCAGCAGTGCGGCCGGTTTCAATAAGCCCTTCTGCATATTTCTCAAGCGATTTAGAGCTTAAGGCACCTGTTGTTTTGAGCTTATCAAAGTTTTCGATTGGGTTCTCTAGCGCCTTATTGATATCGTCAAAGCGCTGACCGAGAGCAGTTCCGACGAGGCTTAAACCGAATCCAAAATTGCCGCCCAGCAGGCCTCCCAGACCACCACCAATCAACCCGCCAGCACTAGCGCCTACTCCCTGACCAAATAAAGCAGGGAATGCTCCGCCAATAATTGCGTTGCCGGCGGAATCCTTTAAGCGCTTGCCGAGTTCTTTACGAGCGTTTTTGGCAGCTTTCTGCTCCTCGGCAGCAAGTTGTTTTTTCGCCGCAATGCTCTTCTCGGCCGCCGCAACTTCCTCCTTGGCTTTTTGTATTTGCTTTTCCTGAGCGGCGGTGATCTCCGCGGTCACGTTGGTGCGCCGGGCGATCTGCTGTTGCAGGTCTTCCTCAAGCTGTGACCTGGCCCCGGCGAAAGCATCTTGACCCGCAGCCGGGGAGCCCGGAATTGCGTCGCCGTTGCTTAGGCGGCCGGTGACAGGGGAGCTGGGGCCTCCGCGGGATGCCTCTAGGTCCAGCAGCGTTTCCTCCATAAACTGCAGAGCACGGTTCCAGCTGGTGGCCAGGTTGAGCTGGCGCCCGCCGCTGATCAGGCGCAGGTCCGAGTCCACCTCTTGCAATACCTGCAGCGCCGTGCCCCAGTTGGTGCTGATGTTCAGCCGCTCGCCCGCACCGATCAGGCGCAAGTCCTGATCAATTTCCTGCAGTTGTTGTAGGGCAGCCGTCCAGCTGGAACGCAGGTCTTGTTTCTCGCCGGCGCTGATTAAACGTAGGTCACTATCAATCTCCTGCAGTTGTTGCAGCGCGGTCGCCCAACTGGTGTTGAGGTTGAGACGCTCGCCGGCACCCACCAATCGCAGGTCGGCATCCACCTCCTGCAGCTGTTGAAGCGCTACGGTCCAGCTGCTCGCGACGTTAACACGATCCCCGGCGCCGATCAATCGCAGGTCTGCGTCAATCTCCTGCAACGCACGCAACGCCAAACCCCAACTGGTGTTGAGATTCAGCTTCTTGGCAAGGTCGAGCAGCTTGTCCGCGTCGCCGATCGAGGAGCTGGGGCCGCTGGCGCTGCTGCTGTTGCTGCTGCTGGAACGGCGCGTGGAGCTGCTGGCGCTCAGCCCCTCAATCAACTGCTTCGCGTTGTTGATTTTTGCGCGAAGCTCGGAGTCGTCGACTGTGAGCTTTAGTTCGGCTACGCCAAGCTGCTCGGCCACAGTTGAAACGCCTCCTGTGGACTAGGTTGCCGGGCAATCTTGGGTATGACTTCAGCCCTCTTCTCGCTCGTCAACGCCACCGCAAAGTTCGTCGTGGCTGGGCAAGGCGTCACCACTGATCCTGAAACCGGCAACGTGCTGCCGGTGCAGGAAACCATGGAGTACAAACTGTTCCTTAAGGCCACCGCGGTGGATCCCACCGTCTACCCCGGTGTCGATGCGGATGTCACTATCTACGAGGGGTACGTCGTTGATCCGACTCAGCTCGATGCACGCATCGGGGTCGGCTCCACCGGTACGTTGACGTTTGGCACTGCCCTGCCGGTGCCGTTTGAGGTGCTGCGCGGGCGCATGGGCTACGGCGATAAGGGCGTGCTTGGCGAGCGGCTTAGTGAGACGCTGGGCACCAAGATCGCCCTCATGGCGCAGGGGTAGTCGTGGCCATTCGCGCTAAAGCCAAGCTGCAGAGCTGGGGTGGGGATGCGCTGTTGGAAAAGGTGGGTTTTGCGCTGCTGGCCTACGGCGAACGTATTGCGCCGCAGCTGCAGGAGTCGATTAAAACGAAAGAGTATGACTGGCCCACACCAACCCTGCGTCAAGTCGGCCTGTACTCCGGCAAGTTCGTGCCCAAAGGCAAGCGCGACATTGTTGACACCGGAACTCTCATGCAGTCGCAGTCCGCACCGGTGGTGGCGGGCAATGTCCTCACCATTCGTTGGAATGCGCCGTACTCCAAGGCGGTGCTGGAAGGTGGGTTTCTCGTCGGCACCCTGCGCAATGCGTACATCGCACCGGGGCGTGATTGGATCACCCCCGTTCTCCAATCTACGCCCCCGGCTAAATTCTTCGCGGAGGAGTGGCGGCGGTTGGCAAAAAACCAGTAAAAAGCCCCGCGCTCGGCGGGGCAATCAGCTCACGGAGGTAGACGGTTAGGTGGCAGCGGCTTGGGCAGCCCAGTAGTAGGAGCCGAAGCCGATCAGGTCAAAGCTCACCTTGGCTATGTTGCCGGCTTGGATGTCCTCCGAGAAGGAACCCACCTGCGCCAAACCCGAATGCTTTTCGGGTGTGTTGGTTGAACCGTCGGTAACCGGGGTCTCGCGATACCACTGCACCAGAACTCCGGTGGCAGCATCTCGGGCAGCACTTTTTAAGAGCTTATATCCCGCATCGGTAACGCTTAGATTCATGGAGCAAGGTATAGTGTACGACTGACCGGTGATCAGCGAAGCCTTGAAACCCTGCTCCGAGTCGTAATCGATAACGTCGGTCGTGTCTGACTGAGCTTGGATCCCAGTGTTATCGAGCGAAAACACACGAGTCATGCCCGTGCTGGTGGTGGGGATGGGGCTGGACGAGGTGCCCAGCTTCACAAAAAGTTTGTAGCCCAGAGCCGCAAAAAACGCGCCGGTAGCCATTAGTCCGTGTGCTGTTTGACGCTAGGTTGCCCACTCACTCACATTCCATCACGTGCTCCCATGGCGTCGGGCGCGGACACACGTGGAGGTCAAAGCCGCGGATGTCGTGGTCCGTTGGTTGCGTCGCGATCAACGCCAGCTTTAGCTGTTCGTCGCTGATCCCCAATTCGCTCAGCACATCACCGGTGGTGGCACCCTTGTCCAACATGCGGCGAGCGAGCTGGCCGATCCGGCGCACACTGCCGGGAGCGCGAACCAGCCAGTTGTTGTCCCGGATCCAGTGCAGGATCTCCCCCTCGCAAAACACCGTTAACAACGTGCTGAACGTACCCTTGTTCGGCTCCCAGGCGCGGCACGTCTTGATAAACGCCGTGTCGATCGCGCTAAAGATGTCGTCGGTGTTGACGTAGGGGTACTTGCGCAACAGCTTGCGCCCCATCATCCGCAGTAACCCCTGATGCTCGCGATACATCGACGCAATGCGCCGCCGCTCGTCGCCGGTGAGCGGCGTGGCGAAGTAGCCGGTGCGGGGGAGGCGGCAGTTTGCCATGCCCCATGCTACCTACCTAGATCGGTAGGGTCAGCTGCGCACAATCGCGATCGTCTGGCCGGGCGTGTTCAGCAGTAGCTCCTGCAGCAGCTTCTGCAGTTGTGGCACTGCCTGGAGGGGCGTGATCTTGGTGGGTACGTCCTGCTTCCACTCCACTTCCATCACGTCCAGCTTCACTCGCTTCAAACCGCTGTTCGGGATGCCGGGGATCAGCGAGGCGCTGCCCGCGGTTTGGCCCGCAATCACCATGTCCCGCACCAGTGAGTTTGCCAGTTGCCACGTGGCACTCTTGATCTCCGCGGGGATCTCGCCCTCGGCGTAGGTCTTTTCCGTAGTGGTGAAGTTCTTGCGGGGCCAGGCCAACGCCTGGGTGCTGGTGGCACGCTCACCTACAAAACCCACTAAGTCCAGATTGCGGGTGGCTGTCAGCAGGGCGCGGGTCTTCTGGTCATTACTAGCCGCATACCACTCCACCGCGTCGATGTCGCCGTCGGCATACGCCTGCGCTTCCGCCAGCGTGATGTAGCTGTTGGCATCAGACGCGCCGGGGGTGGCGATGATTACGGCGGCCATTTGACGGTCGGCTTTTGCCTAAGTTTCCGCGTTGGCAACTTCGGCTATACGCAGCGGGGAGCTGTGCCGCCGGAACCCGCAAAGCGTGAGTTCAACACGCCCGTGCGCGAACCGTTCAATGCGCCCATTGCACAGATCCTTAAGGCAATAGACGCTCACACTGCGCTGTTTCTGCGCTCGGGAGACTGGTGGCACATGCAGCAGGCGGCGACGCTGCGTCTGTATGTGCGGGAGTTGAAAGATTGGATAAAGCGGCAGGAGCAGGCGCAGTAGACGCTGCTTTCGGGGCGCGGCGTTTGCGCGGTGGGGGCGCAGGGGCCGGGGCGGGCGCGACAGGCGCTGAAATGGAGGCCACCACAGGGGCAGCCTCCTCAGCAGCGCGACGGGCCAGGTTGAAACCTGTAAGTCCCATCAGGCGCTCAGCACACCCTTGACAAGCCCGATGTTCTTGTCATCGAACACCTGCTCCCAGTTGGCACCAGTCTCAAGGGTGGCGCGGTTGGGGTTGCTACCGGTGCCGGTGTAACGGCAACCGATTGGGTGATACACCACGTGCCAGTCGAACGACACGTAGGACGCCTTCGCGAGAATGTCGCGATCAACCTCCGACTGCAGTGCAGCTTGCTCACCGCTGGCGATGGCGCCGGGGGTGAAGAAGTACACGTCGTTCGCGCCGAGATCATCCGAAACCACCACGCGGCAGTTCATCAGAGTCGGGCAGCGCACGTCGCCAAAGGCACCTTGGAAGGAACCACCGCCAAAGGCAGGGGTGCTGTCCGCAGTCATACCCAGATCGCCGGCGCTGACATAGTCAATCGCCTTGCGCTGAACCAGCTGATAGTAGGCGCCGCTGTGCATCGCAATGACACTCAGCTTCTCGCCTTGATCGCCCAGCTTGGCGCGGGCGTCAGCCACCATCTCCGGGGTGGGGTAGGCGTCCTCAGTGCTCACAACCAAGTTGCTCAGACCGCCGGCAAAAGCGCCCTTAAGCGAAGCCAGCAGATCTTTCTGCTGTTGGTTGGCGACATAAGCAGCCACCTTGTTGCCGATGGCGGCAAGGGGGTCAGCTCCGGCAGAAAGGCGAGCCAGGTCGCGGGAGCCGAAAGCCCGGCCGCGGTGCAGTACCACAGCACGCTGCTTGTCGGCAGTGATGTTGCCGGGGGTCAGGGAGGTGCTATCGCTCAACACCTCGGCATCGCCAGAAAGATTGGCGACGAATCCGGG